AGAGGTAAGCCCGGCCCTTCCCGACGTAAACGATGGTGTCACCCGGGCGGATAGGCGCGCCAGTACGGGCGCACCGGCCCGGGAAACGTGCTGTCATGGTTCTCATGGTGTACCTTTCAGATAGAACGAATTGAAATCACTCGCTTTTCATGCCCTGCAGCATGGTCAGCTATCACGATGCTGCGCGCGGCTTTGCTGGTGCCGGCACACAGCATGCAATCAGAGCATTGGGCTTTGCGGCCACCCTCGACGCTGGCCGGGCACGTAACCTCAAGCGGGGCTTTGTCGACCCCAATGCTCACCCTGAAGTAACGCATTCCCATGGCCTGGGCTTGACGGGCTTCGTCTGCGGTATCGGCGGATGCCATCACCAGTGGCGCCCATGCGCGCGCGTCGAATCCTACGGATTGCCATTGGTGGGTGTATCCAACATGGCCGGCACTCAGGGACACCAGTAGCGCCCACAGCTCTACTGGTGCAGCTGCAGGATCGCCGTACGTGCCAAGACGCAGCTTGCGACCGCGCAGCATGGCGCGCACTTGGTCAACCGATGATGCGCGCGGATAGGACCCGCGACGATAGGCGCCGAACACTGACAGAACCGACTTGCCGACGTTGACGTAACAGGGCGCCGAGGGAAGCCCGGCACGCTCGAGCATTTTCGCGATAAGCGGGCGATGCGGGCACAGTCCGCACACGCTGGCATCGTCGCCGGTCTTCAGGGCATCCGTAGGCGCGACGTCACTGCGAATGATGAACGACTGAACGAGGTTCCCTGTCTTTGCGTTTTCGCTGGACTGGTCGAGCCCCGTGAGAACGACGATGATAGGCTTGCCATCGATAACGCTGGGGCCGTCATACACGATGAGTGAGTTTGTGTTCGGCATGGTGTACCTCAGTGGATTGGATTGGACTGTGCGATGCGTGGCGCATCCCATAGGCGCCCGATGGGGGCGCCTAGGCGGATGAGTCAGTAAGCACGCCAGAACGTGACGTTATCGTCGGTCCTGAAATAAGCATGCGCAAGGTATCCACCTCGGCGGTGCGTCATGCGCTGCAGCTTTCCCGCCATTTTCAGAGCTTGCGCCTTAGTGATCGGCGCGATGTCCACCCTGTCAGCGTACTGCGCCACCCATGCGTCGCGGGCTTGCCGAGTGTCAAAGCCTGCGACTTGCCAAGCGTTAGTGAGCCCCATGTCGGTCAAAGATCCGTAGATATTGTATTGAGCGTAAAACATGGTGTAGGTTCTCCTTATGTGTGAGGGTGGATTAGATGAATGCGGCGAGCAAAAGCCCGAGGGTCGCGCCGTAGGCGCAAGCGAAGATGATGTCGCGGGTGCGCATGGTGTCAGGCTCCGGTCATTTGTGTTTTGCGTGGCTAGCTACGAATGCAATGGTCAAGCAAAGCATGTCCATGGTGCGCGCCAATCGACGGGAATAGAACGCCAGTAGCTCGTCCGGGCTTGCGGTGGAAGGCCGTAGCCGCGCAATCTCATCCCCGTCGATTTGGATCATCCGATCCATGAGGTCCAAAAGCTTTTCCGGTGTCATGCTGCACCCCTAACAGCGTGCAGAGCCGCCAATGCTGCAGCGGCTTGCGTTTTTGTTTTCCATCCCATTTGCCCCATAGTGGCAGAGCCGGACAACAGCCCTTGTCCCGGATAGGTGCCACGCGGCCCGCTAACGGCGCGCCCGGTAGGCGCATGAATGATTTGCCACACCATGTGGCTGTTAGCGTTTGTCTTGCGGATTTCGAGGTCTTGCATGGTGTCAGGCTCCGATGATGGGCGGGGATCGCTCCCCGCCGGGTTGATGTCAGATGATGAACTCGGGTGACTTGTTCCACCCGTATGCGATGGCAAGAGACAACATTTCGGTCTTGGCCTTGTTGCGCATGCTGGCGCGGTACAAGGCGGACAGGGCGCGCGCTGCGAAGTCGGCGCCGAGGTGAGGCGCGTAGGCGATGATCTTGTTTACTTCACGCTGTTCGGACTTATTCATGATATGCGCTCTAGGCGGTGAGTTGAGACATCCATAATGTACGGGATTGTTGTTCACCCAGTAAAGTGTAGGGGCTTTGCCAATCGTATGATGATTGCCAAGGAATGGCGTTACCTAAGCTGGGACAAGGGGAATAGGCGCTGCAGCGCCGCCATCTTAGTCTGCCCGCTAGACCATGATCTAGGCGCCTCAACGCGGCTCATCTTCTAGGGGGATATGCTAGTTAGGTCATTAGATGATTGACTGTCAATCAAAAGAAGATATATAAGTATATAAGCATATACTGATATATGGGCATGGCGGCGCACGCTCCCGCCGCGACCCCGATATGCTATGCCCAAACCGCCTACCATGACCTATACCCTCAAGACCACGTTCGCGCAGCTGCGCACCCGTCAAGCCACATAGGCGCATGGCATTGCATAGCCTAGACCACCTAGCACCAGGCGGCCATGCTAGCCAGGGTATCGACCCGGATAGGCGATGCCTAAAGCGCCTAGCGGACCGCAGACTGCAGACGGCGTGCGGCCGGGCGCCAGGACGGGGGGGGAGGGGGGACCGGCGACCTGAGCGATCAAAAACGAAGGGCCCGCAGACAATTTTTATTTTTTGGGGCCACAAGCAAAAATTATTTTTGCAAACACAAACGGAAAAGGCTTACGCTATACTCAGATCGCCATGTTCAAGTCGCTCCCGCTGACCATCCGCGAAGTCAAGGCCACAGAGGCCGTGCTGAACCGCGTGTATGACGCGGCGAAACGGGGGTTGAAGGGCGACAACCTGGCGCTGGCGGCAGGGTTGTTGCCAAGCGAGTACCGGCGCTTGCGCGAACTGGACCCAATTGCGGAGTTGGCCGAGCAGAAAGGCCGCGCGGATAGCGAACTTGCCATGTCCGCGGTGTTGCATGAGGCGGCGTTGAACGGCGACTACAAAGCGGCGCTGGCGATCTTGCAGAACGTCCACGGTTGGGTGGCCAAGCAGCAGGTACAGATTGACGTGGCGCAGCAGATCAGCATCACGGCGGCGCTTGAGCAGGCGCAGTCGCGGGTGCTGGAACTCGTACATGAGGTGACGGATGCAAGAGCCCCGGTTTTCGGCGGACCAAGAGCAAGGCTTGATGGCCAGGCTCTGGAGTCCGGCGATAGCGAACGACCCTGAGAAGTTCGTCCTGTTTGCGTTCCCGTGGGGCGAGAACGGCACGCCGCTGGCCAAGCACAAAGGACCGCGCGTGTGGCAGCGTCAGGTGTTGCGCGACATCCGCGACCACATCGCCAAGAACCAGACCGTGGACGCCTACCAGGTGCTGCGCATGGCCACGGCGTCAGGTCGCGGCATCGGCAAGTCGGCGCTGGTCAGTTGGTTGGTGGTGTGGATGCTGACCACGCGCATTGGCTCAAGCGTGATCGTGTCGGCCAACAGCGAAGCGCAGCTCCGCAGCATCACATGGGCCGAGATCACGAAGTGGCTGGCGATGCTGATCAACAGCCACTGGTGGGAGATCAGCGCCACACGGATCACGCCGGCCAAGTGGTTGAGCGAGATCGTCGAGCGCGACTTGCGCAAGGGTACGCGGTACTGGGGCGCGGAGGGGCGGCTGTGGTCGGAGGAGAACCCTGACGCCTACGCCGGCCTGCACAACTCAGACGGTGTGCTGCTGATCTTCGACGAAGCCAGCGGCATACCGGACACGATCTGGGACGTGGCGCAGGGCTTCTTCACAGAGAACACGCCGCACAGGTTCTGGCTGGCGTTCAGCAACCCGCGGCGCAACCAAGGGTACTTCTACGAGTGCTTCAACGCCAAGCGGGCGTTCTGGAACACGCGGCAGATCGACGCCCGCACGGTCGAGGATACGGACAAGAGCGTCTACGAGCAGATCATTGAGGAGTACGGCGAGGACAGCCCGCAGGCCCGCATTGAGGTCTACGGCGAGTTCCCGTCAACGGGCGACGAGCAGTTCATTGCCCCAAGGCTGGTCGATGAGGCGTTCAAGCGAGCCAAGTACAAAGACCCCGGAGCGCCCATCGTGATCGGCGTGGACCCGGCGCGCAGCGGGGCGGACTCCACTGTCATCGTGGTCAGGCAGGGGCGCGACCTGCTGGAGATCCGGCGCTACCGCGGCGACGACACCATGACGGTCGTGGGGCACGTCATTGAGGCGATTGAGGATTTCAAGCCGACGCTGGTGGTGCTGGACGAGGGCGGGCTGGGGTACGGCATCCTTGACAGGCTGAACGAGCAGCGGTATAAGGTGCGCGGCGTCAATTTTGGCTGGAAAGCCAAGAATCAGGTCATGTGGGGCAACAAACGGGCCGAAATGTGGGGTGCGATGCGCGACTGGTTGCGCACCGCGGCCATCAAAGAGGACCGGCAGCTCAAAACGGACCTGACGGGGCCGAAAACCAAGCCTGACAGCAGCGGAACGCTCTATCTGGAGTCGAAAAAGGACATGAAAGCCCGCGGATTGGCCTCTCCAGACGCTGCAGACGCGCTGGCGGTCACGTTTGCCTTCCCCGTGGCCTCCAGAGAGCGCGTAGAGCGCCCCAGAACGCTTACAATGCGCGACAGAAGCCAAATGTCGGCGAGTTGGATGGGGGCGTAATGGCCGATTACACGGGAATCACCGCCGCAGCAGCCGTCGCCAACGGCGGCGGGGGCAAGAACAAGTCCGAATCGGACGTTTTGGCCACCGCCCGCACCCGGCTGAATCAGGCGATTTCGGCCTACAGCGAGAGCCGGGAAGACGAGATTGACGACCTCAAGTTCTTCGCCGGCAGTCCGGACAACCACTGGCAATGGCCAGCAGACGTTTTGGCCACCCGCGGCGCGGTGCAGGGGCAGACGATCAACGCCAGGCCGTGCCTGACGATCAACAAGCTGCCGCAGCACGTCCGGCAGGTCACCAACGACCAGCGGCAGAACCGCCCCAGCGGCAAGGTGATTCCGGCCGACGACAAGGCCGACATTGAGGTCGCGGAGATCTTTGACGGCGTGGTGCGGCACATTGAGTACATCTCTGACGCCGATGTCGCCTACGACACGGCCTGCGAGAACCAGGTGTCGTTCGGTGAGGGCTACATCCGCATCCTGACCGAGTACTGCGACGACAACACCTTCGATCAGGACATCAAGATCGGGCGGGTGCGCAACTCGTTCTCGGTCTACATGGACCCGATGATCCAAGACCCCTGCGGGGCTGACGCCAAGTGGTGCTTCATCACTGAGGACATCACCCGCGAGGAGTACCACCGGCTGTATCCCAAGGCGTCACCCGCCAACACGCTGATGAGTCTGGGTGTGGGCGACCAGTCCCTGAGCCAGTGGATCAACGACGACACGATCCGCATCGCTGAGTACTTCTACGTCGATTACGACACCGCCACGCTGAACCTGTACCCCGGCAACCAGACGGCGTTTGCCTGTTCGTTTGAGGACAAGGAACTCAAGGCGATGTTCGGCAAGCCGATCCGCTCGCGCCAGGCCGACCGCAAGAAGATCAAGTGGTGCAAGATCAACGGCTACGAGATCCTTGAGGAGCAGGAGTGGGCCGGCAAGTACATCCCCGTGGTGCGGGTGGTCGGCAACGAGTACGAGGTTGATGGCCGGGTGTACGTCTCGGGCTTGGTGC